ATAATTGTCTCCTTAAATATATAAATCTATGAAAAAAATCCTCACTAGTTCTCTAGTGCGGTTAGGGAAAAGAAGAAAGGAAAGCAACATCATGTCTGAATTTGAATATAAGAAAATCGAAACTGTACTCGGTAATAACTGGCACGTTGTGGTAGATAACGACTGGTTATTCTACCCATGCGGTGAAAACTTGGACGAGGTCAAAGCGTTCGCTGAGGCTTACAAAGAAGAACTCATCAACAAACGCCACAGCAATGAAAATCTTGGTTTGACGTTCTATATCTGCAGCTATAACGGTGACGCTCAAAACCGTTTGCGTGACAAATGGGCTGAGCGTGGTGTCCATGTATTTTAATCAAGAAGGAGAAACAACAATGAAAAAACTTATTAATTGGATTTGGTCAAACAAAAAACAAGAAACTGAAACTTACGTAGTTCCACAATGGGAATCATACACAGCTAAAGCTGAGCGATTCAACGCTGACCATGGCTTGCCATTGGATCAGTTAGTGGGGTAACTCATGAAGCTACTAAGAAAACTATTTTCCAAGAAAAAAACCAAAGAGCCAGAATACTTTTTCGAGGTTGTCGAGACACCCGAAGAAAAACAAGAACGACTTAAACAGAAATATACCAAATAGCAACATCTTTCAGCGTGCAGCCATGGCCCTACCGTGGAGTGTAACTTATACCCATAATTTTTTCCCAAAAAAACTTTACTAAATTACTTTTTCCTAATCTTCCCCAAAAAGTCTAATAAAAACATTGAAAAACATGACACGGTGGGGCGTTGGGTGCACGTTGAGAGCACTAAAAAAAGCATGGGTTAGGGCCCATGCAAGAAAAAACATCTATACAAGGAGTATACCATGAAATCTTTCAACACTCAAACAATCGCAAAAACTGGATTCACTAAAACTAAAGCCTATGGTCTTTGCGGAACACTAGCTCTTGCTACAGCATTGCTTATCGGTGCTGGGGCAGTATCAGCAGACGAAACCACTCAACCGGTAGCAGATACACAACCAGCGGTAGCAAACGTATACACAGCGGATAATGCTGGGAATATTACGGTGACACCTAGCGAAACAGTGGCACCAGTGGAAACACCAGCGACAGTCGAAACTGCTCCAGTGGCAGAAGCACCAGCAACAACTACAGAAGTAGCTACACCAGCAGCTGAAACACCAGCGGTTGCTACAGAAGCAGCACCAGCAGCACCTACTACAGTTACCAAAGAAGGCACAGAAATTACAGTTTCTAACCCAGAAGTCGAGGTTACCTTCCCTAACGGGAATGGTAAATACTCACCATTCGAAGTGGAATACAAAGATATTCAAATTCCGGACGACGTGCCGGTTAATGAAGGGGACAAGGTTACTTTTGACTTGCCTCAAGAAGTGAAATTCCAGACCTCTTATGAGTTTGACGTGCATAACCCTGAAAAAGCAGTAGTTGGTAAAGCTACAGCAGACGCTACCACTAACAAAGTAACCACTGTATTTAACGACTATTTCAAATCACACCCTTTGAATAAGAGCATGAGTCTAAAACTTGATGCAAGCTGGACAGATAAAGTTGTATCTGGCAAGCCAGTAAATGTCAACTTTAACGGTACTGTAGTAACAGTCAATGTAGGTTCAGAGCAAGTCATTGGCAATGATGAATTGATTTCGAAATGGGGATTTCAAGACAAAGAAGACCCTACAGTGATTAATTGGACAGCACGAGTTAACTATGCAAAACGTGTACTAAACTATGTATCAATCATTGATACCATGAGCGATAATCAAAAGTTAGTTGATAACTACTTTGAAGTGAAAAATATTGAAAGTTTGGACCCTTGGATTGACAAAGGTTCAGCTATGGACTTAGTTAAGTCTATCTCAAAATCAGAACATGGCTTTGAAATCAAAATGGATAGACTAGACCGAATGGTTTACTTGTACTACAAGACTAAACTTGTAAATGCTGTAAAAGATAGCACCAACCCTACTAACAAGATTGAGCTAAAAGCTGAATCAGACGGTGCTGTCTCATATACGAAGATTCAACTAGTCGGTGGACGTGGGGATGCGTCTGGTGAGAATAAGCCAGAGCCAACTTTTGAAATCCCCCGTGAAGCTCCAAAAGTTGACATCCCAGAATTTGAGGGCGGAATCCCTGGTATTCCTGAAGAACGCGTGAAACCAGAATATACTGAGCCGATTGGCACAGTTCCAAACGATGCGCCTAAGGTGGAAATCCCAGAATGGAACGGAGGAACAGTACCGAATGAAGCACCAGTACACGATAAGCCGGAATTCCAAGGCGGCATCCCCGGAATTCCTGAAGAACGTGAACTCCCACCATTTGAAGGTGGCGTAGTTCCAAACGATGCACCTATCTTGGACTTGCCAGAGCTTGAAATTCCAGAAGAGCCAACTAAACCAACACCAGAAAAACCAGTAGAGCCTAAAAAGGCGCCTAATAAATCTGTAGAAGTGCCAAAAGAAAAAGTGGCACAATCTGCCACAGTGTCTTACAACCTCGCACCAGTGAGCAAAGAGACGCCAAAAACAACAGTTTATGGTGGTGTCTTGCCAAATACTGGTGAAAAAGAAGGCATCATGTCAACTCTAGGATTGGTAGTAATTGCTGCTGGTATCACTGGACTTACTCTTGGATTTAAGAAACGCAATGAAAAAGAGGATTAAGTGAATGAGCATCGCAATAAATAAGTTAGAAATCGAAAACGTTAAACGAATCAAAGCGGTCAAGGTTGAGCCATCACCTACTGGTCTCACAGTAATTGGTGGAAATAACAACCAAGGTAAAACAAGCGTGCTAGATTCTATTGCTTGGGCATTGGGCGGAAATCGATTCAAACCTAGCAAGGCAGCTCGTGAAGGTTCTGTCGTTCCTCCGTCTCTTAAAATTACCATGTCAAATGGATTGATTGTTGAGAGAAAGGGGAAGAATAGTTCTCTGAAAGTAATTGATCCGAATGGTAATAAAGGCGGCCAACAACTTCTCGATAGTTTCGTTGAGGAATTGGCCATCAACCTCCCGAAATTTATGGACAGCACTGCTAAAGAGAAAGCTGACATCCTTTTGCAAATCATCGGGGTTGGCCCTCAATTAGCTGAATTAGAAATCAAAGAGAAGCAGTTATATGATCAGCGACACGCTATCGGTGTAATTGCTGACCAGAAGGAAAAGTTCGCAAAAGAACAGACCTATTACCCAGACGCACCAAAAGAGTTGGTTTCCATTGCAGACCTGATTGCAGAACAGCAAGAAGTGTTAGCAAAAAATGGAGAGAATGCTCGCAAACGTCAAAACGCTCAGCAGATTAAAACTGCCTACGAAGGCAAACTTGCTGAAGTTAACCGTTTGTCAGAACAATTGAAGGCAGCTCAAGCAGAATTAGAAACTCTTGAAAACGACCTTCAAATTGCTACTGACTTAACAATCGACCTTATCGATGAATCTACAGAGGAAATCGAAAGCAATATCGCTAATATCGAGCAAATCAACCTCAAGGTTCGAGCTAACCTTGATAAAGAAAAAGCTGAAGAAGAAGCTAAAGTCCAACGTGAAGAATACAACAGATTATCTAGCGAAATCGAAGCTGTCCGAAAAGACAAGCGTGACCTGTTAACTAATGCTGACCTACCGCTCGAAGGTCTATCTGTCAACGATGGAAAACTTCTCTATCTCGGTCAAGAGTGGGATAACATGTCAGGTTCTCAGCAGCTCATGGTAGCGACCGCAATCGTCCGAAAACTAAAACCGGATTGTGGCTTCGTTTTAATCGACAAGCTCGAACAAATGGACCAAATCACACTGAATCAATTTGGGAAATGGCTTGAGGATGAAGGCCTACAAGCTATTGCAACGAGAGTGTCGACTGGTGATGAATGCTCAATTATCATCGAAGACGGCTACAGTCTCGACAACAAGACGCATCAGCCAACAACAGAAGCTGAAACCGAAACACCACAAGCACCATCATGGCAAGGAGGATTTTAATGCAAATCACAAGAGGTATTAAAGCCAGAGCTCAAAAAGTCGTTATCTACGGCCCTGAAGGTATCGGAAAATCAAGTTTTGCAGCTCAGTTTCCAGACCCTGTGTTCATCGACACGGAAGGTTCTACAGACAATATGGATGTAGCTAGATTGGATAAGCCATCAAGCTGGACCATGTTGATGAACGGGATTGCTTTCATCAAAGCAAATCCCGACTCGTGCAAGACTCTGGTAATCGATACAATCGATTGGGCTGAGTCGTTAGCAGTTGAATCTGTGTGTGCTCAGCATGGCAAAAAGGGAATCGAAGATTTTGGATGGGGCAATGGATATACCTACGTCCGTGAAGAAATCGGTCGTTTCCTAAACAGTCTAAGCGAATTGATTGATCTAGGAATCAATGTTGTTCTTACTGCACACGCTCAGATTAAGACCTTTACCCAACCGGACGAAATGGGAAGCTATGACCGTTACGAGCTCAAGCTTGGGAAGAAAACAAGCTCACAGACAGCTCCGTTAGTTAAAGAATGGGCCGACATGGTTTTATTCTGTAACTACGAAACAATCGTAATGACTGATGAAAAATCCAAGAAGTCGAAAGCGCAAGGTGGACAACGTGTTATGTATACACAACACCATCCGGCGTGGGATGCCAAGAATCGTCACAATCTACCCAACAAACTGCCGTTAGACTACGCTGGAATTGCTCATATTTTCAATAATGTTCAAGCTGCACAGCAGCCAGCAAAGGTACAAACTCCGCCGCCTGCACCTAAGGAACCGAAACCTTCAGCGCCAGTGGAAGAGGCACCTATTAAAGCTCAAACACCAACTCCAACTCCACAAGAGCCAGTCAACCCTGCACCAGTGGAACGTGGAGCTTATCAAGAGCCCGCTCCATTCATCGAGCCTGCTCTGCGTGACCTAATGATTGCTAATCAGGTCACTGAACAAGAACTTCAACAAGCTGTGGCCTCTAAAGGTTACTACCCTATTGAAACACCTATATCAATGTACGACAAATCATTCATCGACGGGGCTCTAGTAGCTACTTGGGACCGTGTCTTTGAAATGGTAAAAGAAATCCGTGGATCAGAATTTTAGGAGGAATATAAACAATGACTACACTTAACAATAACTTTGAACGTGAATTCGGATGGGATGATACTATCCAAGAGGACAGCAAGGAGTTTATCACAATAACTCCCGGAGATTACGTCTTTACCGTTACAAACTTTGAGCGTGGACGCCACACTCCGAATCCACAAAATCCAGGGAAACTGCCAGCATGTAACAAAGCTATCATCACTCTACAAGTAGAGACTGATGAAGGCCTTGCCACGATGACTCATAACTTATTCCTACACTCTTCGACAGAAGGTATGCTATCAGCATTCTTTGGTGCCATTGGCCAAAAGAAACATGGCGAACCTCTTCAAATGAACTGGAATACAGTTGTAGGATCAACAGGTGTTTGCCGTGTAGGGAATCGGACCTATAAGGATAATGTTTACAATGACGTCAAACAAATGATTTATGCTGATAGTGTGGATTGGACTAAGGTATTGAACGCTAATGTCGCTCAAGGAGGCGGGCAACAAGCTCCTCAACAGCAAGCGCCTAACTACCAAGCGGCACCTCAACAAAACCAAGGATATCAACAACCTCAACAAGCACCTAACGGTGGTGGATTCGGAGGATTCTAATGCAGCTTAGACCTTACCAAGAAGAGGCAAGGGCTAAAGTACAGCAAGAGTGGAAGGAGGGCAGGAAGCGCACGCTACTTGTCCTACCCACTGGCTGTGGCAAGACCATCGTCTTTTCAAAAATCATAGAAGATCGTGTCAAAATGGGAGAACGTGTTCTCGTTCTCGCTCATCGCTCAGAACTTTTGGAACAAGCCAGTGATAAATTAATGACGGCTACAGGGCTAGGAACGGCACTGGAGAAAGCTGAAAATACTTCAATCGGCTCATGGTTTCGTGTTGTCGTCGGTTCAGTGCAGACTATGCAGCGTGAGAAGCGACTCAGTCAGTTTCCACCGAATCACTTCGATACTATTGTCATCGACGAGGCTCACCACGCTATATCAGACGGCTATCAGCGTGTATTAGAACACTTTGGAGAAGCTAATGTCTTAGGTGTCACAGCTACGCCAGACCGTGGTGATATGCGAAATCTAGGCAGCTATTTCGATAGTTTAGCTTATGAGTACCCCTTGGTTGACGCTATTAAATCAGGGTATCTATCGAAAATAACAGCTATTACAATCCCTCTTGAACTTGACTTGTCAACAGTCAGTCAACAAGGTGGTGATTTCAAAGCCAGTGAAATTGGAACAGCCCTAGACCCTTACCTCGAACAGATTGCGGATGAGATGGTAAAACAGTGCATGGATAGAAAAACTGTTGTTTTCTTGCCTCTGGTTAAGACTTCGCAAAAATTCCGAGATATCCTAAATGAGAAGGGGTTTAGAGCTGCTGAGGTTAATGGAGAGTCCAAAGACCGTGCAGAGATTTTAGAGGATTTCGACAAGGATAAATACAATGTTCTGTGTAACTCGATGCTATTAACTGAGGGTTGGGATTGCCCAACAGTAGACTGCGTGGTTGTGTTAAGACCGACAAAAGTCCGTGCTCTGTATAGTCAAATGGTAGGGCGTGGAACACGCCTCGCACCAGGGAAGGAAAATCTATTACTACTCGATTTCTTATGGCACACTGAACGTCATGAACTATGCAGGCCAGCCCACCTAATTGCTAGCAGTCCAGAAGTTGCCGAAAAGATGACTGAAAATATGACTGAAGATACAGAAGTTGAGTTCAGTCTGTTAGAAGCTGAAGAACAAGCTAGCAAGGATGTCGTTGCTGAACGTGAAGAAGCACTTGCAAAGCAGTTGGCTGAACAGCGCCGTAAGAAGCGTAAGTTAGTGGACCCACTTCAATTTGAAATGTCTATCCAAGCAGAGGATCTTGCTGACTACGTTCCATCATTCGGTTGGGAAATGGCTCCGCCTTCAGAAAAACAGCTTAAAGCACTCGAGAAATTCGGTATTTATACTGAAGAAATCGGCAATGCTGGAAAAGCCGGCAAACTACTAGACCGCTTAAACAAACGCAAAGACAGTGGATTGACCACGCCTAAACAGATACGATTACTTGAAGGTCGTGGCTTCCGAAATGTCGGAATGTGGAAATTTGAAGATGCCAGCAATTTGATTAATCGAATTGCTGCGAGCGGTTGGAGAATGCCAAAAGGAATCATTCCAGCTACATACCAACCGGAATAAAGGAGATTAAATGTCAGAAGGTACTTTTGATTTAATCCCACTCTTAGATTATATTGACCCCTCTACATTGTCTTATCAAGAGTGGGTGAACGTAGGAATGGCCTTAAAACAAGAGGGCTACACGGCAATGGATTGGGACGCTTGGTCTCAATCTGATAGCCGCTATAAAAAAGGCGAGTGCTTCACTAAATGGGATACTTTTCACAATAATGGCTCTGATGCCGTGACTGGAGCTACTATCACTCAGATGGCTAAAGACAACGGTTGGGAGCCAATGAACAAGTCAGGCGAAAGCTATGAGCTTGGCTGGGATTCAACCATTGATCGTGATTATCAAATCGTAGATAAGAACTGGGTCGAATCAAAGGAAATTCGTGAGCCGTTAAATTGGCATCCAGTACAGGATCTTGTCAAATACATTGAGACTCTCTTTGAGATGACTGACTTGGTCGGGTACGTAACATCTACTTATCCGATTGAAACAGAAAATGGCCCAATCTATAAGCCAACTCAAGGCAATTACGACAGGACTGCCGGAGAGCTTATCAAAGAACTTCAGAGTAATGGTGATGATATTGGCGCAGTCTTCGGAGATTACAAGGAAGAAGCTGGTGCCTGGATTCGCTTTAACCCCTTGGATGGGAAGGGCGTCAAGAATGATAATGTCACTGATTTCAGATACGCTCTAGTAGAATCAGACAGCATGGAGCTCGGAAAACAGTACGCTCTATTTAAAGAGTTAGAGCTTCCTATTGCGACACTGGTGCACTCTGGACACAAGTCGCTACATGCAGTGGTACGAGTGGATGCTAGAGACTACCAAGAATATCGAAAACGTGTAGATTACATTTATCAGATTTGTAAGAAAAACGGGCTTGATATTGACACCCAAAACCGTAATCCAAGCCGACTCTCTCGTATGCCCGGAGTAATCCGAAGTGGACATAAGCAGTTCTTGATTGATACAAATCTTGGAAAAGCTAACTACGAAGAATGGTATCAATGGGTTGAAGATTTAAACGACGACCTTCCTGATCCTGAAACGCTAGCCGACGAGTGGGACCACCTTCCAGATTTAGCCCCAGAACTTATCCACGGTGTGTTGCGTCAGGGCCATAAGATGCTGATTGCGGGGCCATCAAAAGCTGGTAAGTCGTTTGCTCTCATCGAGTTATCAATCGCTATTGCAGAGGGGCACAAGTGGCTCGGTTGGCAGTGCGAACAAGGTAAAGTCCTCTACGTCAACTTAGAGCTGGATAGGCCGTCAGCCCTTCACCGCTTTAAAGACGTCTACGATGCTATGAATTTACCTCCAGCAAGCGTTGGCAATATCGATATCTGGAATCTCCGTGGGAAGACAGTGCCAATGGATAAGCTGGCCCCGAAACTCATTAGGCGGTCGCTGAAAAAGAATTACCAAGCGGTTATTATCGACCCTATCTATAAGGTCCTGACTGGTGACGAGAACTCAGCGGATCAAATGGCACATTTTACCAATCAGTTCGATAAGGTAGCTACTGAGCTAGGATGTGCCGTAATCTACTGTCACCACCATTCAAAAGGGGCTCAAGGTGGTAAAAAATCAATGGACCGAGCTAGTGGCTCAGGAGTGTTCGCTCGTGACCCAGACGCTCTGGTTGATTTAGTCGAGCTAGACCTTAACGAAGACCTCGTTAAAGCTCGGACTGAAAAAGCAACGGCTAAGATTTACCAAAGAGCCTTGCAAGAACAGGCTAACGATTATTACCAACAGAATGTCAGTCTTGACGATCTGGAAAGTCGCTATCAAATGCAACAACATTTTGACAAAGCAATTCCTGATGTTATGAAACGCAAGCCTTACCTTGACGAGGTCAAGACGACGGCCCATAGCATTAAGATTGCAACTGCTTGGCGAGTTGAAGGGACCCTTCGTGAGTTCGCTAAATTTGCCCCTGTTAATATGTGGTTCAGCTATCCAGTCCATGAAGTGGATACTACTGGAGTGCTGGCTGATATTCAACTGGAAGATAACGCCCCAGCTTGGAAAAAGAACCTAAATAAAGGTCCAGAGTCGAAGAAGAAGACAGCAGAGAAAAATAAAGAAAAACTTGTTAATGCAATTCAAGCATTAGACGATGGAATGGATCCAGTCACGATTGATGATATTGTGGAATATTTTTCAACAGAAGATAAACCTGTTAGCGAAAAAACTATCAGAAGATGGATCAAAAACTCAGAAATTTTTGAGGTGAAAAACGGGAAAATCCACCAAAAAAATACCTGAAAAATTCAAAAAGGGACAGGGACAAATTGGGGACAAAATGGAGGGACAAATTGGAAGAAAAACCCCATTTTGTCCGTCACAAAAAAGGGACAAATTGGAAAATGTCTGGATGTCCCTAAAACCTAATAGGGACAAGGGGACAAATTGGAAAATGTCCCTAAGGAATCGCTCAACCATGCGGTTTTGGAGCGATAGGGACAAATTGGAAAAAACAGGGACAAAACCAGGGACAGAATTCTATATATATTCATATATAGAATTTGGGAAATGTCCCTGAGAGTTCAGAAGAACAGGTACAGGAACATGGGGGTCCTAAGACTCCCCCATGTAACCCTGTAACCCTGTCCTTCACTCTGAACTTAGGCGCGAAAAAAAGAAAGTGAGTGGTGAAGTGAAAATTAGAAAAATGAGAGAGGTTGGATATGGTGATTGAGTTTTTCTTGTCGATGAAAAAAATTCCAACTACGACACACCAACAGAAAAAAGTCGCTGTGGTGAATGGTAAACCAAAATTCTATGAGTCTCAAAAATTGAAAGAAGCTAGAGACTTATTTTTAACCCTGCTTGCTCCGTATACGCCAAATGAAAAAATTGAAGGACCTATACGCCTAACAGTGAAATGGCTATTTCCTAAAATCAAAAAAGCGACTCATGGCCAGTACAAGACTACTAAGCCAGATACGGATAATTTGCAAAAATTACTCAAGGACTGCATGACGGATCTTGGCTATTGGCATGATGATGCACAAGTGGCTAGTGAGATTGCTGAGAAGTTTTGGTCAAACACTGTTGGGATATATGTCAAGGTGGAACAACTATGAACTATATCGAGTTTTTTGAAAAAGAAGTCCCAGACTGGATGAGGGAAAGTAATCGCATGATGCAATTGGTTGGTTTTAATACCCCTGCATACTGGAATTGGGTAGTTGTATCTATCGATAAGGTTTGCGAAAAATACAATAACGACACTTTGGTCAAAAATCAATTTCATATTATCTGGGATTTTCTAGATGAGAAGGCTAGGGAGGTTCAAAACACAGATGCAACAGATTAGGTGTGAAATATCGCAATGCACGAAAATATAAGGTAGAAATGGTGGAATGTGATGGGTGATTTTTATGGTGGGACGCTTGCGGACTATATCAGATACTGTGATGACCGGTATAGCGGCAAGTTTAAACTAAAGAAACATGAAGATATTATTGACGGTTTTAGTAGATGGTTGGAAATGAAGAGGTGAAACGACGATGAATGAGTTAGATTACGTAAAAAGCATGTTCGATAAATACATTTCTGAGTGTGAGAAACTTTTTAAAGAACCGCCTAACAAGTGGACAGCATCGGCAGCTAATAAATCAAAAATCAAACGTCTGGGAATTGAACTTAGGCAAGAGATGATTGAGTTTGAACGAAAATATTATGTGTGAGGTGGACAATGGATAGAAATGAAGCAGTACAGAAATTGGCAACAGTAGGGCACCTTTCAATGGCCCATGCTGAGGACTTATATGATTCAATTGTTCCTAAACCAGTGGTGAAACAGTACATGGCGGATTGGTATGAGGAGAATAAGGATGATTTTGAAATAAATCTATTTAACTGTATCTGCGAAGCTGTTGAAAATTACGACGAAAACTCGGCAAATGAATTTGAGAATTGGTTGATGTCCGAGGAACTCGAAGTAATCCAAACTCTCGTCAACATGCACCAGTTTGGCTACGAGGTCGAGAAAGAAAAACGGTATCGGGTTTCTATGCCGAAAACGAGAAATCGCAAAGACCATGCTCAGCTATTGTGTGAGGCCGATGGCAAAGTGTTTTGGTGTGGAGAATGGTATAAGTTTAGAACTAAATTCACCCGCAAAGAGCTAGAAGAGAACGGCTTCGGGTGGGTATTCGATTGCCCAGGCGTGGAAGTTGAGGAGGTGACGGATGAATAATCTTAAACTGTTACGAAAAAAGAAAAGACTAACGCTTATGAAGTTGTCTAAAGAATTGGGTTTCCCAGAAAGTACATTGTCTCAATACGAGAACGGCAAAAGGCAAATCAACATAGGAAAGTCCAAAAAGCTAGCTGAGTATTTCGGTGTCAGTGTTGGTTATTTGCTAGGGCTTGATACACCATCGAAGGACGGCATCGCTGACCTTATTGACAAGGTCAACAAATGGGCTATAGACAAAGGACTGGACAAAGGCAATCCTAAAATCGAATGGATGAAGGTAACGGAAGAGGTCGGCGAGATTAGAGACGTATTTCTAAAGCCGCACGATTTCGCTGACCCAGAATGGTCGTTAAAAGACGCTATAGGCGATTATAGGCGATTCTATCGTAACGCTAGTAGTTTTATGCTTACAGCTTGGTTACGACGTGGAAGAGTGCCTTACAATCGCTTATAACGACATCAAGGATAGAAAAGGAGTAATGATTGATGACAACTTTGTTAAAACCAAAACGAGAGAATCAGCTAATAGTAGCGACGATTCTGCTAGCGCTATCGCTGGCGATTAATATTGCTACAGCGGTCTGGGTAGTCAACCGACCTATTGAGATGGTACTTATCCACAAGGCTGATAATGCCGTTGAATTACACGGCAAGGTAACTGGAAAAGAAATGGTTGGAAAACTCTATACCCTTGACTGTGGGGCTTATGGTAAGTTCCTGGTGAGCAAAGAGCAGTATGACAATGTTAAGGTTGGGGATGATATTCCTAGTTATTTGAAAGGGAGAGGGCAATGATTCCAAGATATAGAGCGTGGGATAAGGATTTTAAAACCATGTATGAAGCTGACGATATTATGTATATCGATTTCGAAGAGAAACAAATTTGCGTAAAAACACTCTTTTTTGAGAGAGCAAGTCGCTACGATTTCAATGACATCGTTTTAATGCAATCAACAGCCCTCAAAGACAAGAATGGCAAAGGAATCTTTGAGGGGGATGTAGTCAAAGTGGCTAAGAATATCTATTCTGAGCCAACCTATTACGAAGTTGTAAGACATCGAGGCGGAGCATATCGCCTTGAATCCAAGCAACACGGATGTGAATTGTGGCTACGCCATACCGACTGCGAAATTGCAGGGAATATCTACGAGAATCCAGAACTATTGGAGGTGGGGCAATGAATAAGCGGCAGCAAAAAAAAGCAGTAATGAAAAATGTCTCAAAACTCTATGATGTGGTTTTTGAACGTGGTCGTTTCAGAAAAGATATGGCTATTGTCTGCGGGATGGACCCGCTGTGCAGACGGATACTGTCGACAGTTATGGTCAAACACAGCCGATATGAGTGGAGTTTTGGAGAACTTACAGAAATCTCGTTAGAGGGATATGTAACGGATCGTAAAGTGATAGAGAGGTAGACTAATGCCTAGTAATTACCCACAAGCAAGGACTATCCAAAGAGCTGTTTCGACGGTTAGAAAAGCCTTATATACAGCCTATGCGTTAGGCGTGTAGCTAGAACGGTTTAAGAGGGTTCGACTCCCTCACTAGCTATTGTCTGTCATCACTAAAAATAAAAAATGAAGCTAAAAAATAAATATAGATTTTTAGTGGCTTGAACACTTTTTCAACACTGTCGAGCTGACAGACCTCGACATCA